CACATCATTAGTACCTTCCTTATTTTTTGACTGGGACAAATTTGGGACCGATGGGTTCAGGATCGAGTCTATTTGCCGTGCGTGTTCGGTAAGGTGATTAGGTGCGAGGTGAGCATATCGACGAACCATTTCGATAGACTCCCAGCCTCCCATTTCCTGTAACACTGACAACGGGACACCGGCTTGAACCAGCCAACTTGCCCAGGTGTGTCTCAAGTCATGAAATCTGAAATCATCAATACCAGCTCGTCTCAGCGCCGCTTTCCAGGCTGTGTTTGCGTCATACCGCATCTTCCTGACTGTTGGCGCTTTCGTTCCGTCTGGTTTGGTACAGCTTTCCTTGTACACAAATACCCAACGGTGATGATTCCCGATTTGTTTTTTCAATACGCGACATGCAGTATCATTCAGCGCAACGCCAATTGCGCGGTTTGATTTACTCTCTTCCGGGTTTATCCATGCCACCCGGCGCTGCATATCTATTTGTTGCCATTCAAGGTTGATGATGTTCGAGCGTCTTAAGCCTGTTGCCAGTGCAAATTCAACAACAGACTTTAATGGCTCCGGACATTCATCAATCAGCCTTTGTGCTTCATGGGGCTCCAGCCAGCGGATCCGTTTATTCTTTGGTTGAGGCACTTTAATAATTGGTGCCTTATCCAGCATTTTCCATTCACGCTCTGCGGCTCTTAGTAGGGCCTTTATAAATGAAAGATGCGTAGCCTTCGTTGCAACGGACGCTGGTTTTGGCGTGTATTCTGGAACAGGTTTCCCTTTTTTTCTGCATGCTTCTGCCCTGAGTTTCCAGTTTTCCTCATGACGCCGGTTCGTCATTTTCTGCATTGCTGAATAAATTTTTGATTCAGTGATGTCTCTTAGTTGCATCCCTGCGAAATGTTGAAGCCAGAATCCGATCCGGCTTTTGTCATCGTCCAGTGATTTCTTATGTGCTTTCTCTTCGAGCCACCTGACACACGCTTCCTCAAACGTCATATCAGGTATTTCACCAAGTTTGCTGACCCGCCATGCTTCAGCCTTTAGCTTGTCATGGAGCTCTGTCGCCTGCCTTTTGTCCTTTGTTCCAAGAGACTGTTTAAATCTTTTACCGTTCGGCAATGTGAAACTGGCGTACCATATTTCACTTCTGCGGAAGAGTGACATTTTCTTTCCTCTGTTATGCCATCACCCGCGCTCACCTTGATAGTATGCAGCGGAGACTGAAGCGCCGCAATGCAGGCTTGTCGCGTTGTGAGGTAAGGAGATTTTGGTTTAGTGGGGTCTTTGCGTGTTGCCTGTAGGCGGCCTGTTCGTATCCAGTTGGTGGCGGTTGGTCTGGATATCTTAAGAAACTGACAGGCCTCATCGAGTGTGAGGCTGTATGATTCCATGGTTACCTCTGCTTTTTGAACGCATGTCACGTAACTTCTTAATGTGTTCTGCCGTTTCGATCTCTTCTGCTATCCGATCTGCATCAGCTTTATTCACAGGTTCAAAGTCATGATTAAAGCGGAACATGCTGGCGATACATGTTCTGCCTTTTCGGATGTAGTGAACTTTGTTGTGGGTAGAACGCAGGATTTTGCAGGGAGTGCCGTGGTGGTCGACGTACCAGGTGTTAGGAAAAATGATTCTGAACATTTTTACACCTCAGTTGGACGATGTTGAAATTTGCTGCTTTGAGGCCATCACAATCCCCATTGTTTGTTCTTAAGTTCGATCTCCTCCTGGCAACTTGCACAAGTCCGACAACCCTAAACGGCCAGGCGTCTTCGTTCATCTATGGGATCGCCACACTTACAACAATGAGTGGCAGATATAGCCTGGCGGTTCAGACGACGCATTTTTATTGCTGTATTGCGCTGTAATTCTTCGATTTCTGATGCTGAATCAATGATGTCTGCCATCTTCCATTAATCCCTGAATTGTTGGTTAATACGCTTGAGGATGAATGCGAACAATAAAAAAGGAGCCTGTAGCTCCCTGATGATTTTGCTTTTCATGTTCACCGTTCCTTAAAGACGCCGTTTAACATGCCGATCGCCAGGCTTAAATGAGTCGGTGTGAATCCCATCAGCGTTACCGTTTCGCGGTGCTTCTTTAGTACGCTACGGCAAATGTCATCGACGTTTTTATCCGGAAACTGCTGTCTGGCTTTTTTGATTTCAGAATTAGCCTGACGGGCAATGCTGCGAAGGGCGTTTTCCTGCTGAGGTGTCATTGAACAAGTCCCATGTCGGCAAGCATAAGCACACAGAATATGAAGCCCGCTGCCAGAAAAATGCTTTCCGTGGTTGTCATGCAGCCTCCCGACGGGCAAGAATCCTTGAGCCGAACGCCATCAACTCTCCACGATCAACGGTCGTAAAGTGGCAGTGTGTACGGGGGTATGGGTGCCAGATAATGAGCATCGAGCCTTTATTATTTCCACTGACGGGTTTCTCAGTGAGTGGGTTAATAAATGCCAGTCGTCCTGCCGTGATGAATCTGACCTCACTGGCGGTTTGTATCGCTTCATGAAACCATCCGACAGATGTGTCAGCAGGCAATAACATTACACATCCCACACTACTGAATTTGTTTTCAGTGGCTGCCTTTTTCACAAAAGGGGAAATATTGCTGTATGGTGGATTCAACCAGACATAACCAGAGGCATATCCCATTGCTTCAGGCCATGAAGTGGTTAATGTGTTCTGCTCCTGTGAGATAAAAAGCCGACATAGTCGGTTTTTTTCGCTGGCGGCAGCATCAAGTTGAAAAACGAACTCTGCATTAAGCGCAGCAAAAATCTCTGGTGGTGTGCGCCAGCTGTCGCGATGTTCGGCAGGAGTATTGCTTCCGGTGAAATCAGTCATACAGCCCCCGTTTATTATTTATCTCCTCAGCCAGCCGCTGTGCTTTCAGGGGATTTCGGATAACAGAAAGGCCGGGAAATACCCAGCCTCGCTTTGTAACGGAGTAGACGAAAGTGATCGTGCCTACCCGGATATTATCGTGAGGATGCTTCATCGCCATTGCTCCCCAAATGCAAAACCAATTTCAGCCAGTGCCTCGTCCATTTTTTCGATGAACTCCGGCACCATCTCGTCAAAACTCGCCATGTACTTTTCATCCCGCTCAACCACGACATAATGCAGGCCTTCACGCTTCATACGCGGGTCATAGTTGGCAAAGTACCAGGCATCTTTTCGCGTCACCCACATGCTGTACTGCACCTGGGCCATGTAAGCCGACTTTATGGCCTCGAAACCACCGAGCCGGAACTTCATGAAATCCCGGGAGGTAAACGGGCATTTCAGCTCAAGGCCATTGCCGTCACTGCATAAACCATCGGGAGAGCAGGCGGTGCGCATACTTTCGTCGCGATAGATGATCGGGGATTCAATAACATTTACGCCGGAAGTGAACTCAAACAGGGTTCTGGCGTCGTTCTCGTACTGTTTTCCCCAGGCCAGCGCTTTAGCGTTAACTTCCGGAGCCACACCGGTGCAAACCTCAGCCAGCAGGGTGTGGAAGTAGGACATTTTCATGTCAGGCCACTTCTTTCCTGATCGGGGCTTTGCTATCACGTTGTGAACTTCTGAAGCGGTGATGACGCCGAGCCGTAATTTGTGCCATGCATCATCCCCCTGTTCGACAGCTCTCACGTCGATCCCGGTACGCTGCAGTATAATGTCCGGTGTCATGCTGCCACCTTCTGCTCAGTGGCTTTCTGTTTCAGGAATCCAAGAGCTTTCACTGCTTCGGCCTGTGTCAGTTCTGACGATGCGCGAATGTCGCGGCGAAATATCTGGGAACAGAGCGGCAATAAGTCGTCATCCCATGTTTTATCCAGGGCAATCAGCAGAGTGTTAATCTCCTGCATGGTTTCATCGTTAACCGGAGTGATGTCGCGTTCCGGCTGACGTTCTGCAGTGTATGCGGTATTTTCGACAATGCGCTCGGCTTCATCCTTGTCATAGATACCAGCAAATCCGAAGGCGAGACGGGCACACTGAATCATGGCTTTATGTCGTAACATCCGTTTGGGATGCGACTGCCACGGCCCCGTGATTTCTCTGCCTTCGCGGGTTTTGAATGGTTCGCGGCGGCATTCATCCATCCACTCGGTAACGCAGATCGGATGATTGCGGTCTTTGCGGTAAATCCGGCATGTGCAGGATTCATTGTCCTGCTCAAAGTCCATGCCATCAAACTGCTGGTTTTCATTGATGATGCGGGACCAGCCATCAACGCCCACCACCGGAACGATGCCGTTCTGCTTGTCAGGGAAGGCGTAAATTTCTTTCGTCCACGGATTAAGGCCGTACTGGTTGGCGACGATCAACAATGCGATGAACTGCGCATCGCTGGCATCACCTTTAAATGCCGTCTGGCGAAGAGTGGTGATCAGTTCCTGTGGGTCGACAGAATCCATGCCGACACGTTCAGCCAGCTTCCCAGCCAGCGTTGCGAGTGCTGTACTCATCCGTTTTATACCTCTGAATCAATATCAACCTGGTGGTGAGCAATGGTTTCAACCATGTACCGGATGTGTTCTGCCATGCGCTCCTGAAACTCAACATCGTCATCGAACGCACGGGTAATGGCTTTTTTGCTGACCCCGTGGCGTTGCAAATGATCGATGCATAGCGATTCAAACAGGTGCTGGGGCAGGCCTTTTTCCATGTCGTCTGCCAGTTCTGCCTCTTTCTCTTCACGGGCGATCTGCTGGTAGTGACGCGCCCAGCTCTGAGCCTCAAGACGATCCTGAATGTAATAAGCGTTCATGGCTGAACTCCTGAAAATGGCTGTGAAAATATCGCCCGCGAAATGCCAGGCTGATTAGGAAAACAGGAAAGGGGGTTAGTGATTCAGGCCGTTGCCGCGTCCGTCGAGAAAAACTTCCACGAGCAAGTCACGGGTATAAGTGCGCTCGATGCCGCGATGCAGATAAAGCCGTCCGCGTAAATTAGCTGATGCAGTCCAGGTACCATCTTTGTGTTTGACCAGCATTCCTGGCATGACCGCACCGCGATTAACGGTCTGCGTTCCGTAATGTTGATGAACCATAAAAACTCCTGCCCGTAAGCTGGGCTGCTGAACATATAGAGACTTCTGCGCGTATTCAGGCGGTGGATGGCCGCCGGTTGTCATAACTAAGCCGCCTCCTTGAAGCGACTGAGGTATAAAGTGTTGTGTTGATTTCAGCTGGTCACACCGACGTTCACGCGTCCGTTTCACCCCTCGCACTCCCCGAAGCCTGCTGAAATTCAAGCTGCGGATCTAAGCGGTCATCGCAACGGTGAATCAGGTGGTTGCCGTATGATTGTGTTGTTGCGATGAACTTATTTAAAACTATAGTTGTATTATCGTCAACAACATAAGTTGTTTTATTGGTTGTTTTAGATATAACTGGTTGTATTTGGGATGGATTTATTTTGTGACTTGAATTGCATAGCGATAACTGAAGCGAGGTTGTGGTGGTTTTTTGAACGGTGTGTGTGATGAGGGGAGGCAAAAGAAAACCCGGCACGGTGGCCGGGTTATTAATAAGGAATATCACATACAAAAATAAATTTTAAACTTGGGGAAGTATTTTTTTGCAAAATCAATAGTTTCTTTGTGGTTGGATGCAGGTATATGATTTATTTTCTTAGCATCCATAGTTCTCTTTATGATGTCAATAACTTTGCTTTGGCCTGAGTTTGGTGATTCAGGAGTTTCAATTGTGAATAAAATGTCATCAAGTGAAAGCAGGTTTTCTTCTGCTGCTCGAGTTATTCTCATCACCCAAGTATCACTATGCTCCATCATTTTTCCTGGTTCAGCTTGAGTGAATGCCAGAGGTTTGATGGCACATTGGATCCTGTCATGCTTCTTGGCGACCAATGGCATTGAGAACTTTGCGAAATACCCATCAATGGTTGCTTGTTTGAAGAGGTTCTTCAATCCATCTATTCTATCGATACTTCGTTTTAGCTCTCTGGCTAGAACATCTTCACGGCGCTCTTTTGTGTAGTCAGAGTGGTTTACATATTTATTGTAAATGCGGGCCAGCTCTTCTTTTGGGTTTTCGCTGAGAATCACTCTCGTAGAACTGAACTGAAAAATTGATTCTTTTTTGTTTGTAAAATATCTGAAGAATTGTGCAAGTTGTTGATGTCCAACAATCTGGGTCGCATGCATTTTTGCGAACTGTAGTTCTCTTTGTATTGAGTCTTTTGCTACAGGGAAAATACAATCATCATGGAAAAAATTCTTTACACGAGAGTCATTTCGCTTTGTGAGCTGGAAATCAAAGTAATTTTCTTTTGGCGCGCACAGAAGTACGCCTATGTTTGCGAACTCTTCAGTCTCCGCATAAGGCGCATAGCGAACGATGCTATATAGGCATGGAGTTGTCATTCTATTGCGCTCCAAAATTCATCACAATCACCTTTGTCTAGCGTAGTGCAGACAAAAGGTAAAAACTCCTCATCTACTATCCACTCTTCTGGAATTTCGTCAAGGATAGCAGGAAGCTTGTGTAAACTGTTAACGACCCTCTGGCGGTACTCTACGCGATCCACTAAATCATATTGCCATTTGCGGTTACCAGGGCCGTACACGTGCACAGAAAAATCTTCAGGTCCAGCATTCTGATCAAATGAGAGATTATGGTCAATCAGATAATACTTATCGTTACTGATGTCATAAAGGATGTTAACGTTTCCACCTTTGTCAGTAAGCGTTCTGTCTGCATTTAATATCCATTTATCAAAAACATAGATTAATTTTTGCTGTTCGACTGGGATGATCGTTTCGTTTCTTGACTGCGTAAACGTTAACGCTATTGCACCGTCAATGAACAATGAAGCAAAGGCATATCCTGTACAAATTTGTTGCTGCAGATCAGGTGAGTACTCTATAAGTTCCTCTGGCACAAATACGATTTTAAAGTCAGGTAAAGGAAGGCCGATATCATTAGCCAAACACGCCGAAATGAACTCAGCTAAGAGATTTTTCGGGGGCATTGATGGTTTTGACTTCAAAACATACAACTGCCCATCATCACATTTGCAAAGAAATGGCTGAGTGGAACCTTCATTGATGCGACGTATTACCTCAACGACATTAGGTATTGCACTATTGCTGCTCGCTACGCACTCCATCACTAACCCTTATGTGATTCAAGTCTTCCATCTCATTACTCCGCATCTCAAAGAGCGGTTTAACACTGCGTGTTTAAAGAAAAACAACAGGCCTATTGCTGTAACTGTTTTTTAGCATCACTTTAACCATGCTTCCTATATGTCTGCGGCATGCTCCCAATAACCTTACCGAAGATAAACACCCGGTTCATCTCGTCTTTCTCGATCGGGTCCCACGGTGAGTAGCTCTTGTTATCAGAGATAACCAGCAGCTTATCCTTCATCATTTGCAGGCGCTTTACATGGGCTGTGTCGTCGTACAGAAACGCATAGATACCATCACCGTCGAAAGATTTAACAGTGATATCAACGAACAAAAGATCACCTGGTTCGATCGTTCCTGACATGCTGTCACCGCGTACGTTAATGATGCGGATATTTTCTGCCTTCCTGCCATCGAACATGTGACGAGCATCGTCAAACGAGTACTCAACCGAGCGTAGGACTTCTACAAACTCACGGTTGATGACTCCCGGCCCGGCACTCACTTCTATATCAAGAACGTCAATCTTGAAGTATTTGGAATGGCTGACAGTGGATTGTATTGGTTGCACTGTACTGTCTGACATATTTCCAACGCCAGAAGATAACCATTCTGCGCGCACACCCAAAGCGTTCGCGATCTCCACGATTTTAGTTGTTTGGTTAGCTTTCCCTGTTTCGATTTTCTGAATAGCAGCTTGGCTAACCCCGACCAAATCCCCAAGCGCCTTTTGTGTAAGGCCTCGCGCTAATCTGGCTTCTTTAAGTCTTTCTGAGAGTGTTGTTTTCATAGTCCAAATGTACAACCAAGGTTTTATTCCATCAAACGAAAATGGTTGTTGACTAAAAACAACCATAGTTTTAATCTTGATTCAAATTAACCACGGAGGTTGTTATGAACCCAGCTATCAAAACAGCGATCAATATCGTTGGTTCACAAAAGAAACTGGGCGCTGCCTGTGAAGTTTCGCAGCAGGCCGTCTATAAGTGGCTTCACAACAAAGCAAAGGTATCCCCTGAACATGTCGGCAGCATTGTTACGGCTACTGGTGGAGTAGTGAAGGCATACCAGATTCGCCCGGATCTTCCGAAGTTGTTTCCACACACCGAAAAGAACGCAGCTTAAATTTCCATTTCACGCTCTTTAACAATAAGCAATCAACTTAACAGTCAATTCAAACTAAAGGAGTCAATTATGCAACCACTTACATACCAACAGACTAGCGGATTTACCCCGACAGCGGTGATAAATCGTTCTCAAACAAAACAGGTGCCAGGCCACGAAAAAATCCGTGATGCCGTCCGCGCCTGGTCGGCTGAAGATAATCAGGATGTCGTTGCCGCACTCATTGTGAATGAGTATCGAGCACAGGGCGGCGGCACCATCGATTTCCCTGATGATGTCAGCCGTGCACGCCAGAAGCTGTTCCGCTTCCTCGATAACAAATTCGATTCTGAAAAATACCGAAATAACGTGCGTGAATTGACCCCGGCAATTCTGGCGGTACTACCGCTGGAATATCGCGGCCACTTGGTTGAGCAGGATAGCTTCATGGCTCGGCTGGCTGAAATGGAAAAGGAACTCAGTGAGGCAAAACAGGCTGTCATTCTCAACGCACCACGCCACCAGAAACTGAAGGAGATGAGTGAAGGCATTGTGTCGATGTTTCGTGTGGACCCGGACCTGGCTGGTCCATTGATGGCGATGGTCACCACCATGCTGGGGGCAATATGACAGGTTCAGAAATGGCGAAAGCCGGTCTGCGCGAACAGAACCGACTTTCAGGTGCAAATCGTAACACACTCATTGCGGGAGGAATTATGGCAAACACTGCTGAGATATTCAATTTTCCAGTGCCGGATGTGGCACAAAAGGAGCCGCGCGTGGCAGATCTCGATGATGGTTATACGCGCATTGCAAATGAGTTGCTGGAAGCTGTGATGCTGGCCGGATTAACACAGCACCAGCTTCTGGTCTTCCTGGCTGTCATGCGCAAAACATATGGCTTTAATAAAAAACTGGATTGGGTGAGCAACGAGCAACTTTCCGAGTTGACCGGGATATTGCCGCACAAGTGTTCTGCTGCAAAAAGTGCTCTGGTAAAGCGTGGGATTTTTATTCAGAGCGGGCGGAATATAGGCATTAATAATGTGGTCAGTGAATGGTCAACATTACCCGAATCAGGTAAGAAAAATAAAGTTTACCTGAAAGAGGTAAATTTACCTGAATCAGGTAAGAAAAGTTTACCCAAATCAGGTAAAGGCGTTTACCCGAATCAGGTAAACACAAAAGACAAACTAACAAAAGACAATATAAAACCTTTTTCGTCCGAGAATTCTGGCGAATCCTCTGACCAACCAGAAAACGATCTTCCTGTGGAGAAACCAGATGCTGCAATTCAGAGCGGCAGCAGGTGGGGGACAGCAGAAGACCTGACCGCCGCAGAGTGGATGTTTGACATGGTGAAGACCATCGCGCCATCAGCCAGAAAACCGAATTTTGCAGGGTGGGCTAACGATATCCGCCTGATGCGTGAACGTGACGGCCGTAACCACCGCGACATGTGCGTGCTGTTCCGCTGGGCATGCCAGGACAACTTCTGGTCCGGTAACGTGCTAAGTCCGGCCAAACTCCGCGACAAGTGGACCCAACTCGAAATCAACCGTAACAAGCAACAGGCTGGCGTGACAGCCGGAAAATCAAAACTCGACCTGACAAACACTGACTGGATTTACGGGGTGGATTTATGAAAAACATCGCCGCACAGATGGTTAACTTTGACCGTGAGCAGATGCGCCGGATCGCCAACAACATGCCGGAACAGTACGACGAAAAGCCGCAGGTACAACAGGTAGCGCAGATCATCAATGGTGTGTTCAGCCAGTTACTGGCAACTTTCCCGGCGAGCCTGGCTAACCGGGACCAGAACGAACTGAACGAAATCCGCCGCCAGTGGGTTCTGGCTTTCCGGGAAAACGGGATCACCACGATGGAACAGGTTAATGCAGGAATGCGCGTAGCCCGTCGGCAGAATCGACCATTCCTGCCATCACCCGGGCAGTTTGTTGCCTGGTGCCGGGAAGAAGCATCCGTTACCGCCGGGCTGCCAAACGCCAGCGAGCTGGTTGATATGGTTTACGAGTATTGCCGGAAACGTGGCCTGTATCCGGATGCAGAGTCTTATCCGTGGAAATCAAACGCGCACTACTGGCTGGTTACCAACCTGTATCAGAACATGCGGGCCAATGCGCTGACTGATGCGGAATTACGGCGCAAGGCTGCCGATGAACTGGCCTGTATGACAGCGCGAATTAACCGTGGTGAGGCGATACCTGAACCAGTAAAACAACTTCCTGTTATGGGCGGGAGACCGCTTAATCGTGTTCAGTCTCTGGCGAAGATCGCAGAAATCAAAGCGAAGTTTGGGCTGAAAGGAGCAAGTGTATGACGGGCAAAGAGGCAATTATTCATTACCTGGGGACTCATAAGAACTTCTGTGCGCAGGACGTTGCCGCGGTAACAGGCGCAACCGTAACCAGCATAAATCAGGCTGCGGCTAAAATGGCGCGGGCAGGAATCCTGGTCGTTGATGGTAAGGTCTGGCGAACGGTGTATTACCGGTTCGCTACCAGAGAAGAACGGGAAGGAAAGGTGAGCACGAATCTGATTTTTAAGGAGTGTCGTCAAAGTGCCGCGATGAAGCGGGTGTTGGCTTTATATGGAAGAGAGTAGGTATGAGCAATTATTGTTACTAATTTTAGTTTTACGACATTCGTGATAACTAAATAATTGATGTGTGGAACTGAATTATAAAGGGGATGATGTTTTGGGAAATAAAGAAAATATCGATTGTAAGCACACAAGAAGCTCATGCTATAAAAACAAGCAGATGAAAGATGTTATTTATATTACATTGCCTAAACTCACTGAAGAAGAAGTAGAGATTTTTAAGGGACCAATGCATAAAGCATTGCTTGCAGGGATAAATGTTACAAAAAAGGCAGTTTCTGATGCCCTGCTAAACAAAGGGATAAAAGTTGAATTTAAATAGAGTAATTCAGTGGCAACAATAGCACTCATTTGTGAGTGCTATTGAAATTTATTAGAAAATAATGTTTGCTATATCCGAGATAGCATTTAAAGAACCTCTGTGGTCACTTCCTGTTTTAGGTAAAATATAGGAATATCGAGGGTCTTCATTATATGTTAACTTCCAGTGTTTTCCATCGCTTGACGCACTGAAACCTAAGTCCTTTAAATTTCTTTGTGTTGCGCTATCCATGCTTCTGTAACCTGTTAAAGTCCTTTTAAGTAATTGGCGGCGACTCTCGGTTTCTTTATTGTATTCATTATTGGCAATTAGGGATGATAAGATATGGTAGCTTCTACCAAATTCATTTTTATTTTTTATGGCAGTTTTTAGTGCGTCAATAATTATATTTTTGATTTCTCCATCAAAAAAGTCAGTCTCTTCACCAGCATTAAGCGCAATGCTTCCTTGGGCTGAAGCTTGTGATTGAAGAGTGCGTACTCTGTGCTCTAAAGAGGAGATCTTATGCTTAAGATCTTCTATTTGGTCATCTTTCGCAACATTATCGGCTTCGTAAAGCGCCATCAGTTCGCGTGTGTATTCTCCTCTTTCTTTGAGTGAGTTAATAGAGTCTTTCGTTTTTCTGGTTTGTATCTCACTCCATCCACTATCTGAGACAGGAGCCATTGTAGTCGTAGCTCTTACAACATCATCAAATAACTCATCTTCAAATTCTTTTGCGGTTTTCTCACCACGGCGATAAAAACTGATATTTTGACC